CTCATGATTTTCCCAAGAGTTGCGCGTCCTATTTCCTCGGCCGCTACGCTTTTATTTTCAATATTAACAATTGAGATTATCAAACGCCCCGCGTGTGTTGGGCCTGCAATTTTGAATGTGAAAAAAATATACTTCCCGGCGCCGTCTTTTGTCGGCCGCAATTCTGCACCACTCACAAATGCCTGATACCAACCCTCTGGGATAACCTCAAACGCCGCTTTTGCCTCAGGTAATTGTGCTAAAAATATCGCTACATCTAATCTTGCCATTTTGTTTTCCTCCTGAATTATTACTAAACCAATTTTACTATATATGTTTTATTTTGTAAAGACTATTTCTTTTCTATTTTAAATGTTGGGCGCGCGCGTTTAGTTGTCATCGCACAAGCTAGCGCGGATTTCACATCAGCGCTAGCCGTTTTCCATTCCGATTTCTTTAACTCTGGTTTCCAGCGAAAAAACATTGACAGGCAATCATCTATCCCGGCAACACTAGCCGCATCCTGCAACATGTCGGCATCGATTGTGATTGTTTCATCTATTGTTACGTCAAAAAAGTATTGGCTTGATTCAATAGCAACCCGTTTTTCTTTTTCGTTTATTTCAAAGTTAGCGGCCAGCGTGTCTTCAATTGCCCGCCGCATTTTGTTTGCTGTTTGTTCCATTTTTTTAGCGCGACGCCATTGCCGGCCAAGTGTTTCAATTTCTTCTTGTGTCATTTTTTTGCTCTTTTCTTAATTTTTTCGATAATAGCCCCAAGGTCGGGTTCTTCCCAGGTTTCAAGCGCTCCACTTCGGTCCTTGGCTTGATAGACCCCGTCCGTGTGGCACATAAGCATAGATTCAGATTTCCCGTCTGGCGATGTTTCTTTACGCAAACAAAAAACTTCATCGAATTGATAAACGACATCAGGCGCAAGCTTTTGCCCTGGCATTGCCGGCCCATAAATTGTTTGCCCAAATTCGTCCCGATCACGCGCCATTTTCGCGATCATAAAAACGTCCATTAGTAGATCTCTAAATCCTCGAACAATTTCCAAAAATCTTTCATTTAAGTACAGATACGCAGATTGTCCATGTTTAGATGTCTTTTTTTCATTTTGCAAAACAATCTCCGCAATTTCTGAAAGGCTATCTAGTGCCACCGATTTATAGTTCCCAGACGCAGCCAATTCGTACGCCTCCCAAAGATCCTGCATTGTTGCCACTGTCACATAATCGATTGACTCATCCGCTAGTGACAACAAACCGGCTTCCGCACTAATAATGAGGGGGCTATCTAGTGTTGATATCAACCTTGTTTTACCAACGCCCGCCGCCCCGTAAACAAGGATATTGACATGTAGAGCGTCAATGTCCCCGGTGTTTTTAATTTGTAACATTTTTTTTACCTCCTAAGAATCTATGCGCCAATAATACCTCTGGACTGTTTACAATGTCAAGTGTTATTATTTGCGGCCAGGATTTAGGAGCGAACAAAAATGATTGAAAAACAGATAAAAGACGCCATGTCCGCGTCTGGAATAAACCCGCCGGTTTCGATAGATTTGGACGGCGTTTTGCATCGATTTGATACAGACGATAAACGTGGGAAAAGTGGCTGGTATGTATTTTTTAGCGACGGCGTCCCTGCTGGACGATTTGGGTGTTGGCGATCAGGGGTGGAGCAATCATGGCGGGCAGATATAGGCCGGCCGCTAACAACGATAGAAAACATGATCAACTCAAAGCGTATGAACGAGGCTAAACGGCAGCGGGACATTGAACGCGAGGCTCGACAAGCGGACGCCTCAGAGTGTGCACAAAAAATCTGGGACGCGTGCACAGACGCAGACGCCCACCCTTATCTCGATAAAAAACAGATACACGCGAACGGCGCACGGTTAGCGCCGGACGGGCGGTTAGTTGTCCCCGTTTTGGCCGCAAATAGCACAATCCAATCGCTGCAATATATTGACAACCACGGCGGAAAAATGTTTTTGAAAAATGGGAAAACAACTGGCGGGCATTATATTTTAGGAGACCCAAAGTGTGGGACTGTTTATATCGCCGAAGGGTTCGCCACGGCGGCAACAGTCCACCAGGTAACAGGGGCCGCGTGTGTCGTTGCGTTCAGCGGTCACAACCTAGCGAGTGTTGCCCAAACAATCACAGACAAAATAGGCTCTACCCGCGATATCGTGATCATTGCAGACAACGACAACGGCGGCCAGGGCCAACGTTACGCAATCGCAGCCGGGGAGGCCTCAGGTTGCCGCGTAATTACCCCACCAGAAACAGGCGACGCAAACGATTATCACAACAACGGCGGCGACCTGCTAGCACTATTATCTCCACCTAAAACATCATGGTTGATTCCGGTTTCCGAATTTTGCAAACAACCCGCCCCAATAGGGTGGCTAGTAAAAAACTGGCTACAAAGTGATGCGTTAATCATGATCCACGGCCCAAGCGGTGGCGGCAAAACGTTCGTGGTACTAGATTGGGCGCTACGCGTGGCCTCTGGCGTTCCCGAATGGGGCGGGGTGCGTGTTAATCACGGCCCAGTTGTTTACCTGGCCGGCGAAGGACATCACGGCCTAAAGGGAAGAATTTGTGCCTGGCGTGAAAAGAATGACGTAGAACCAAAGAACCTTTGGCTATCTAGCGGCGGGTGTGATTTAAACACGCCGGAGGGTTATACCCGCGTAGTGTCAGAGGTCAAAGAGTTGAAAGATTCGCCAAAAATTATAATAGTTGACACGTTGCACAGGTTTTTAAACGGCGACGAAAATAGCGCCCAAGATGCTAAAACAATGCTGGACGCCTGCGCGGGTCTTATGAATGAGTTCGGTTGCTCGGTCATACTAGTGCACCACACCGGCACCGGGGGGACAGACAGGGCCAGGGGCTCTACAGCGTGGCGCGGTGGGTTGGATATTGAAATAGGGATCACCCCCGGCGAGAATGGGGGGCCAATAAAAATCTCACAGCACAAAAGCAAAGATTCAGAGCAAGCTAAAGATGTTTACGTGAGGCTTGAAAGCGTTCTTATTCCCGGCTGGGTAGACGACGAGGGCGGGCCTGTATCTAGCGCTGTCATTGTCCACGCTGAAGCGCCAGAAAAGAAAAAACAGGACAACGCACAACATATGAAAACGTTCAGCAACGCCTGGTTTGCCAGCGGGTGCGAGATAAGAGACAAGCGCCCCTATCTATCAAAATCCGCACTACGTAACAAATTAGAACAAGATGGAAAAAGTGAACGTACAATAAAAAACGATTTAAATCCGTCTTACAATGAGAAGCTTGTAGGGTTTTTAATTCTCAATAAATATATAACATGCCATGAGCACGGCTGGATTGTCTCGAATGATACAGATGCAAGCGCGATGATGGTCTCGCGCTTGGAACGTTAGATGGGCCAGTATGAGGACGTTTTGATTTTTGGAACGTCCGCCCATTTTTCATAGAAACGTCCAAAAATATCAATAGGCATTTTTATTCCAACGTAAGGTTTTCCACAACTCCAGCAAAACTTTTTACCAAATGCATTCTTTAAAATCCGGCGCTTATTGTTGTTTGACCACCACCCGCAATTTGTGCATTTCTCTATTTTCAGAGCGCGTAAAGTGTTGCGCGGTTTTATTTTAAAGAAAACTATCTTTCTTTTGATTCGATTTTTAAAATCAGAAGGGCAAAATCCTTGTAAAATCATCATAGAAACTTTTTCAGAAATTGCAAACCCGCCTTTTGTTTCTACGTTCATTTTTCATTCCTTTCTAAATATAGACAAATTTCATTTTTTTCTAAATATAGACAAAAATCAATTGCCGCATCTATGTCTTGTTTATAATTATAATTAACTAGAAAATTTCTTTTGTTTTTTATAAAAAAATAAACAGCAAATTCTTCATTTTCATCAAAAAATGATGTAAAATTTATACAAAAATTATCTTTTTCAAACGAATATTCCCTAAAATGAGAAATTTCTTCTTTGTTTTTTATTTTTGGAAGTTCTTTTGGATAAATAAATTTTTCCTTAAATCCGGCTTTTTTTAATTTTTCTAATACGTTTTTAATTTCCATCTTTTTATTCCTTAATTTCCCAAATTGTTTTTTTCTCAAAATGTTTGTGAGCAAACATAAAAGCGGCCTGTTTTGAAACGTTAAGTTCACGAGCAACGGCGCATATTTT